CTATGAACTTGACGAGACACTTGCTCACTACGAATTACGTGGTGAAATTTCTCGTAAGATCGGTTACGCTCTTGCAGAAAAGTATGACCGCTTAATCTTCAGAGCGATCACAAGAGGAGCAAGAAGTGCTTCTCCAATTACGAAGAACAACTTCAAAGAACCCGGTGGAACACAGATCAGAGTTGGTTCAACAACTAATGATTCTGACGCTTACGTTGCAGGCAACTTAGTAACAGCTTTCTATGATGCTGCTGCTGCCTTAGACGAAAAAGGAGTCAGTTCTGCTGGAAGATGTGCGGTTCTAAACCCACGTCAGTACTACGCACTTATAACCGATGTAGCATCAAACGGTCTTGTAAACAGAGACGTTCAAGGTTCTGCATTACAAGGTGGTAATGGCGTTGTAGAAATCGCTGGAATCAAGATCTACAAGTCAATGAATATTCCTTTCCTTGGCAAGTATGGTACATCTTTCGGTGGTACTACAGGTAAGACTTCACCTTCTAACATGGGTGACAGAATTGGTAATGCACTTGAGAACGCATCAGGCGCATCAACAGGAATCAACAATGACTACGGTACTACTGCTGAAGTAGGAGCTAAGTCTTGTGGATTAATCTTCCAGAAGGAAGCTGCTGGTGTAGTAGAAGCAATCGGTCCTCAAGTTCAGGTTACTTCAGGAGACATATCCGTGGTTTACCAAGGTGATGTTATCCTTGGCAGACTAGCTATGGGGGCAGACTATCTAAACCCAGCTGCTGCTGTAGAATTATACGTTGGCGCAACTGCACCATCTGCATTCTAATTACACATTTATACGGGACCTTCGGGTCCCTTTTTTTTTATCTATGACTACACCAATAGCAACCGATACCGAACTATCCGCAGTTAATTCTATCTTGGGTAGCATAGGGCAATCCCCAATAACTACTCTTAATTACAACAACCCTGAAATATCTTTTATACATAATATTCTTACAGAAGTAACTAAAGATGTACTAAATGAGGGATGGCACTTTAATACTGAAAATCATATAAAGTTTTCTCCAGATGCGAGTGGCAATATAACTATTCCTGTCAACTATCTACGCTTCGATTTGAATGATGGACAGGCTGACAGAATGATGGATCTTGTTAAAAGAAATGGAAAGTTATATGACCTAGTCGATCATACCGATGTCTTTGACCATGACTTGGAATTAGATGTGGTTTACCTTTATGATTTTGAAGATATTCCTTCGGTATTTCAAAGATATATTATCGCCCGAGCTTCTACCAGAGCTGCAACTCAACTGGTAACAAATGCAGAATTAGTAAAGCTACTACAAGGTCAGGAAGGATTAGCCCGTGCATCTCTCATGGAATATGAGTGCAATCAGGGAGATCATTCATTTCTGGGTTGGCCGAAGAATAGTGTTTACAGAGCATACCAACCTTATAAATCTCTTATTAGATAATGGCAAGTGTTACACAATTAGTACCTACATTAACCGGTGGCGTTTCACAACAGCCAGACGAATTAAAAGTTCCGGGACAAGTTAATGTTGCAGACAATGTTTTACCTGATGTAACACATGGTTTGATGAAGCGTCCCGGTGGAAAATTTATTAAATCTTTAAGTGATGGAACTCTCAACTCACATACCACAGGTAAGTGGTTTCATTACTACAGAGATGAGAACGAACAATATATAGGACAAGTAATAAGAAATACTGGTCAATCTAATGACGGTCACGTCAGGATGTGGAAGTGTAGTGACGGTTCAGAAATGACTGTTAATGGTAATGGGATGAGTTACCTACAACATACAAACGATGAAGATATACAAACCCTAACTGTTAATGACTATACGTTCCTAACTAATAGAACTAAGACAGTTTCAATGGATACGACTATAGCACCGGCTAGACCGCCAGAGGTTTATCTTGAGCTGGACCAGATTAAATATGCAAGTCAGTATTCATTAAATATATTTGACCAAGATGGTAGTCAGAACTCACACTATACAGAAGTTTCTACAGCTACAAGAATCAGTGTTGAGCTAGTTAGATCTAGTAACAACTATTGTGATGGTAGTGGAAATATGTCTTCTCACACTGCGAGAGTTAACAACACAAATAGATGTAGTGTTAACGATCAAAATGGAGATGATAGAGCACCTAACGTTGGTACCAGAATATTTGAAATAACCAGTGGTGGAACATTAGTTGATGATAATGCTCCTTCTACACAGAGTGGAACTGATTTCTCTTATCAAGTTAATGTTTATAATTCATCTGGGACAGGTGGTCAAACAGGAAGAGCAAATCTTTATTTTCGTATCACAACCACAGGTCAATCTACACCAGTAGGTAGTGGCTCTAACGTTGAATATAGAACTAGATACTCTACAACAAATGATCTTCTATATGGTGGTGAAGGATGGCAGACTGGAGATCATGTATATGTATATATGAAAGATGGTTACTATAAAGTAACTGTTGAAGAAACCAGTACCTCTAGAGTTCAAGCTAATTTAGGTTTGATAAGACCTACACCTACTCCATTTGATACTAAAACAACTGTAACTGCTGAAGCTATCTTAGGTGAACTACGTACAGACATAATTGCTACAGGTAATTTTGGAACTAATGACGTCAAAATTATTGGTAATGGAATTTATATAACTAGAGCATCCGGTCACTTTAATGCTACAGCTCCTAACACAGCCCTTATGAATGTTGTATCTGGAGAAGTTTTAACAGTAGACGACCTACCAAGACAATGTAAAAACGGTATGGTTGTTCGAGTTGCTAACAGTGCCAGTGAAGATGATGATTATTATCTTCAATTTAAAGGTAACGGTGGTAACGATGGTGATGGTGTATGGGAGGAATGTGCCCGACCCGGTACGGAAATACGTTATAAAGCCGACACTATGCCAGTGCAACTGGTCAGAGATTCTGGTGGTACTTCATTTACTTTATCAACAGTATCTTGGGAAGATGCACAAGTAGGAGATACAGCAGCTCTAGATGGTACCAACCCTAGAGCTAGTTTTGTAGGTAAGACTATTAATAAGATGGTTTTCTTTAGAAACCGTTTAGTAATGCTTAGTGATGAGAATATAATTATGTCTCGTCCCGGGAACTTCTTTAATTACTGGGCTAAGACTGCTACTACATTCTCAAATATTGACCCTATAGATATATCTTGTAGTTCTGAGTATCCAGCTACTGTTTATGATGCTATACAAGTAAATGCTGGTTTATTGATATTTACTAAAAATCAGCAATTTATGCTGACCACAGATAGTGATATCTTAAATCCAAGTACTGCAAAATTAAATGCGTTAGCTAGTTATAATTTCAACTTTAAAACCAATCCTATATCTTTAGGTACTACTGTAGGGTTCCTTGATAATGCCAATAAATATAGTCGTTTCTTTGAAATGTCTAGGATATTGAGAGAAGGTGAACCCAGTGTAGTAGAACAAAGTAAAGTTGTATCTAATTTATTTGCTAATGAGCTAAAACTAATATCTAACTCAAGAGAAAATAATGTCATATTCTTCAGCGAAGAAGGTAATACTAAGCTATATGGCTATAGGTATTTCGATTCAGGGAATGAAAGAGTATTACAAGCGTGGTTCAGTTGGACCCTCACAGGAGACATTCAATACCACTGTATGCTTGATGATTCTTTATATGTGGTTGTTAGGAATAATGCTAAAGATCAGCTTCTCAAATTCTCTATCAAAATAGATGAGAATGGTCATTTCGTAAGTTATGACACTACTTACCCAATACACTTAGATCATGCTATGGAAACAAGTGGTTGGACATATGCCAATGGGAAATCAACTAAAGCTAAACCTGTAGGGTTAGAAAGTACTAACCAACTTGCTGCCTTTGATAACTCAGGAGCTACTAACTTAGGTAGATATGGAAATATAACTATCAATAATTCTGGTCAAATGGAATTAGATGGTGACTGGTCAGGAGAGACTTTTATCATAGGATATTTATTTAATATGCAAGTTGTACTGCCAACTATCTATTACACCTATCAATCAGGTGAGAACTGGAGATCAGATACTAGATCTAACCTAGTTGTACATAGAGTAAAGTTTAGTTTTGGTGATATTGGACTATATTCAATAACTCTAGATAGAGAGGGTAAACCTCAATATGTAGAGGAAAGAGAAGTTAATAATAACCTAAATGCAAATAGATTGACTTTCTTGTCACAAGCTTTTGACACTATACCTGTTTACGAAAGAAATAAAAACTTAAAACTTACTGTATCTTCACTTCACCCATCACCAGCAACATTGCTGTCATATCAATGGGAAGGAGATTACAACACTAAATCATATAAACGTGTCTAAATACATTCACCCTGCAACATTAGAAGCTGCTATTCATGTGGCTTCTAATTTATTACCAGAAGATCGTTCGGAAGTGGCTGAGGGTCATGGACATGATCCTGAGAATGCAATAGTCGTAGGAATTAATAACTGTGACTCTGTGTATTTTAAGGTGCCGAATGGTGAAATAGCTGGAATAGCTGGAGTATATGAAGATGGGCAGATCTGGATGCTCTGTACACCAGCAATCCTTAAGTATCCACACACCTTTGCTAGAGAAGCAAAGAAGTTTGTGAAAAGTAGAAAAGAGAAGTTGCTCTGGAATATCGTTGATAAACGAAACAGGGTTCATTTAAAACTCCTCAAGTTCCTTGGGTTCAAATTTTTAAGGGAACTAAAACATGGACCAAATAATTTATCCTTTATAGAATTTTGCCGTGTGCAGTCCTAGTGCAGCTCTCGGTGGAGCGTCTAAGATACTCAGCGGAATAGGACAAAGCCAACAGATCAAAGCTCAGAACGCAGCCAAAAGGCGCAACTGGGAACGTGCGATGGAAAATCGCAGAAGAAGTTGGCTTCAACAGAGAACTGTTTATTCAGCTAAGGTCACTAAGCGTGCCATCGACCTCAATGAAAATGATCTAGCAGCCAATCGTGCTTACGAGTTAGCTAGACAGAAACTTAATAACACCAGATCTCAAGCCCTTTCTAAAAACGAAGCTGGCTTTATGAAGATGGTTAAAGAAAAACTTGGTAAAGCAGCAGCTAAAGGAGTAACTGGAAGATCAGCTGCTCGTTATGAAACAATGGTTTCAGCTGAGTATGGAAGAGAAGTTGGAAAGCGTTTATTCGCTGTAACTCGTGGAAGAGAAGCATATCTACAGAGTATTGAAAATACAAGAAGACAGGCATTAAGTGCCAGAAATAAATTAGCAGAACCATTAGTTCCAGTACCATCAATGGCTCCTCAATATCCTCCTATGCAGAATGCAAACATGCCAATCTTTATGGGTGTTCTTGGTGCAGCTGCTGGTGGATTTAAAGCTATGGAAGATAACCCACTAAGTGGATTCGATCAAGATATGGCACCAGATTGGGATGTAAACCCAATACCAACTGGAGCTGATGGATTTACTGATTGGTCACAAGCGGAGGTTATAGGATAATGGCAGAAGGTTTTGATCCAGTAGCATCTAAAGACTATGCGTCTGAACTTGTAACTAGCTACAAAGATATCAATGCAGGGATGGATAATTATTGGAATCAAGAAATTGATAACTACAATTATGCAGCTTCCTTTGCAGGAGATAATTTAAAAGCTCTAGCTGACTTATCACAAACTTGGTCTGGAGTATTAAAAGAGAAAGAAGAAAAACAAAAAGAAGTTGACTTTGCAAAAGGTCATATGTGGTTCTTTGAAAATGGTGTACCAGCTGATGCTCAACTTGCGTATGACAACGCTACTGCTGATTTATATGCAGAAGGTGAAGTCATAAATGATATGAGAACAGAGTGGGAAAAAAGAGGTGGAGATATATGGACTTCAGTTGAATTTAAGAAATTAAATAAAGCTGAACAACATGGAGCTGTTGTAGCTTTTGCAGAAAGTAAACTACAAAAATACAGTCCTAGTACTAATCCAGCTTTACAGAATGCTACTTCCTATGAGGAGTACAAAGCTGCTGAAGCAACAGCCAGAATGAATCTCTATAAAGAATTAGGAGATCTAAACCCAGCTCTAGTTAATAAACATGTTTTTGAAGGTCAAAGAAGAAAAGAAGAATCAGCTTATAACAATTGGAATGCTGAAAGAGAAAAGCAAATTAAAGAACAAGAAGTAGTTGATGCTAAGAAAACACTTATGTCTTGTGCTATGACAAGCGCAGATGGAGTGAACTGCATAATGAATTTTGCTAATAATTATTCTGGTTTATATGGTGGTCAGAAAGGTAAAGCTAGAAGAGAAGCTTTAGGTCATTTAAAAACTTTAGCTGATAGTGGCGTTCTTACAGAGAATCAAACTGACAAAATGTTGGACATGCCATTTAAACATGCTGACGGTCATATGACTACTTTTAGAGAACAGTATCCAGCCGAAGCTAACGAACTAGAAGATGCTGTAGATGACTATGCAACTAAGAAATACAACAGAGAACAGAATGAACATAAATTAAATGCTCATAATGATACTCAAACTTTTTTAAAAGGTATTCCGGCTGAAAAAGTAAGTGAAAAAGGTTATGACCTAGAAATTATTAAGCAGGCAAATCAATTAATTACAAAACAGAAACTTCAATACAACGGTTACTCTGACCCATATTTAACCACAATGGTTGAGAGTTTACGTGAAGATAAGAATATTATTAAAGATAGAAAATTAGACGCAGAACAGGCATTCCTAGATGGGACTTTAAACTCTGAGACTCTTAAAGAGTATCCAGTCATGGTTCAGTTAGACCCTGAGATTCAAAAGAAAGCAAAAGCTGGAGATGTAGCTATAGCTAATGGTTCAGCATTTCAGAAAGATCTAGAAGCTATGGTTAAGAAAGCAGCTAATGTAACAGCTGATGGATATGACGATGGTGCTAATCAACTAACTAGATACTTTCAAGCTAGGTGGTCACAGAGAGCTATTGAAATACATGAAGCTCTTCCAGAAGGAGAGAAACATAAGGCTGGTCAAATGGCTTTCGACGAGATAAAAGCTTTATTCGAGAGTGAAACTGCAAAGGGACCTGCGAATAGTATGTTCCAAGATGATCGATCTAATTTTATAAGTCCTAACGCTTCAACTAAAGAAGAGATAGCTGAAAATGCAAAAGCGGTTGACAACGCAATTATGAAAGAGAACTATTACTTAAAAAGTATGGGGTACTCTGCGTTAAATTCTCCGAGACTTTTCTTTAGTGAGCAAGAATTAATTGATATGCAGAATAAATCTGCAAGTCAAGGTGTTTTAGTTATTCCGGAGAAAGCAAAAAGAATTGCTAAAAAGTTTGATGACTTAAATGCGATAGATGTTATAAACCTACAGCGTGAATCATTAGGAATGGAACCACTTACAAGTGCTTCATTAGAAGCGTTTGATGGTCTACCTACTGAATCTAAATGGTTACTTAATTACTCTGCTACTAGCATCACATCTGCCCGATCCTGGGGTAGATATGGTGAGAACGCAGTGAGCATAAGGGAAGACGGCGAAGAGATATTTAAGTTAGGTGAAAAGAACGGATTAGATTTTGCACCACTCGCAGCTGGAATTGAATTAGGGGAACAACTTGAAAGAGATGGATTCACATTTGACAGCACTGATGAACTATATAAAAACTTAACCCCAGCCCAGAAAGTTAGTTATAACCAACTTTTATATAAATACAGCGGTGGTACAGATAAGTATGCTTTAGACAATCTTATCTATCCCGAAATATCTAAGTATCTAGAATGAACGACGAAATAATGGATGAGTTGAATGAAACTGTCCCACGTTTAACGGAACAAGCTATTAATTCTATGGATCAGTTTCAACAAGAAGCTGCTTATAGACAACAAGAGTTAGCTGTTGAAGCGGAAGACCAAGGTCAAACTGGAGAGACAAGTCAACCAACATCCACAGGTTCTACGGAACAAATTACTCCTCAAGATAGAGGACCCACTAGAAAAGAATTAGACGAAAAACTAAAAGCTAAAGCTGCATCAGGAGAAAGAGTCACATTTGCAGATACCTTTGGAGGACAATCAGCAGACTTAAGAAATCCTCTTAACTGGGGTAACTATGCGTCAGCAATGGGTGCTGGTATGACTGACTTTGCTATTGATACAGTAAACATTCTTCCTCATGTAGCTATTCCAAAACTACCTAAATATGAAAGTGCTACTTTACAAGGAGTTAGAGAAATATCATCAATCGTAATTCCTTCTTTATATGGAGGAATGTGGTTAAAGGGTTTAGGTAGGATGGCTCATGCAAAAGTAGCTTGGTCTGTTGGTAATAATCCTTTAATGAGATTTATGGGTAATGCCGGAGCTGATGCGTTAGCTGGTGGTATTGTCGATAGAATTAACACAGTAAATGAGACAGATCATAACGCAGCTGGATCTTTGAAAGCAGCGTGGCCCCAGACTTATGGCTGGATACCAGATAATATTGCCACACTAGATAGTGATTCTCCTGAAGTTAAAAGGATGAAGAACGTTAACGAAGGAATTGGACTAAGTTTCTTTGGAGATATTTTATTAGGTGGTACGAAAGTTATTAGAGAACTGAAAGGTATTGATGACGCATCTCAATGGATACCTAAATCTGAACAAGCTAAAGAATGGGTTAATAAGAAGAATGCAAAGAAAGTAATATCTGACGACCCAGCTGAAAATGAGATGATCATTAACAGCCAGAAGAGAAAAGAACAATTTACCGAAATGGGTAAATACAATCTTTCTCAAAGTATAGATTTAGATAATCCGGTAAAAGGAGTCCATGATATTTATGAAGATTATGAATTAGGTTTCAGGACTGCTGACGATGGAGGTATCGTTATAGCTCAATATGATGCTGTCCGTATCTCTAAAAATATAGATAGCGTCCAAGGAAGAGTTGGAAGTGTATTTACTGATTCTGCATTAAAAGAAGGATTAAATCTTGATGATGCTGGATTAGGTACTATGCGTGAACTATCCAAAGATCTTCAATTAGATGTTGAGTGGCACGGTCAAACTGGAAAAGTCATTACTCATAAAGAAGCTACAGAGGTTGGAGAAGATCTAGCTGCTGCGCTCTATGAAATGGAAACTCCAGAAATGAAGCGTGTTATAGATAACTTCTTAACTGGTACAGATGCTGATACAGGAATAAAGGTTTTAAATACCGAAGGTTACGTTGGTGTATTTAATGCCATTAAGAAATACTTTGATGACTATATGAATATGGACTTAGCACGTGCTCAAGCATATGTAAGTACATCATTAGCTGGTCAAGTATCTGATATGGCAGAAGGTGCAAGATTAATGGAAGATGCTCCACTTGCTGTACAAAGAGCACAAGAGCAAATACTAGATAGATTGCAATATCTTATGAATATAAAAGCACAAACTTCTTATGCAAGAGGTAGAGCTTTAAATATGACCAACCTTTGGAATCGAATTAAAACATTAGATTTTGCTAAGAAAGGTGGTAAGAAAAATATAATGAATAATGCTCTTGAGTACGTCAAGAAAGAGAAGAAAGAAACAATAGAAAACCTTAAAAAGATAACTCTGGAATCAAAAGAAGCAATTGATTTAATCAGAATGTTAAATAAGGAAAAACCATCGATGTTAAAACCATTGATGTTGGCTTATGAGACTACTGATGGAAATGTAAATACTATTGGTAAGCTAAATAAATATTTCCAAGAATCAACAGGAATATTTAAAAAAGCTTTTATTGATAGAAATCCTGAAATGCCTTCTGTTGTTGTACAGGGTGCATGGGGAAATATTTATAACTCTGTTCTATCTGCTATCGGTACTCCACTAAAAGCTGGTATGTCTAACTTGGCTCTTATGATTGAAAGACCAATAGCTACTATGGCTGGAGCAATCGCTCAGGGTGATGTAGCTACTTTAAGAAGAGCAAGCTATATGTACACAGTTGGAATGGTTGATACCTTACAGAAAGCTACTAAGCATATGAATACTGTTTTCAGACAGGCTTCGAGAGATCCCAGTTCTGTTGAATACATTATGCGTAAAGATTTCCAGATTAAGAATGCAAAGACATTAGAGTCTTTAAATGCTTATGCCGACGCTAAAGCCCTAGAAGGGTTTGAGGGACCAAAAGCAATGATGGTAAGAGTTGAAGCTATGAATGATTTAGCCGAGCATCCTTGGCTAAGATTTGGAGCTAACTCTATGACAGCTTTTGACGGATTTACAAGATCTTTCATTGCTAGTGTTGAATCTAGAGGTAGAGCATATGACGCATTAATTGAAAAAGGTAGAAAAGTTACAGATAAAGGTTTAAAGAGAGCAAGCAACAAACTATATAAAGAGATGTTCGATGAGAACGGAATGATTACAGATAAAGGTGTGGAGTATGCAAGTAGAGAAATAGCTATGAACCTCGATAACCCGGGAGTTGATGGTATCAATGAATTACTTTCATATGCACCAGCACTTAAACCATTCCTCATGTTCCCAAGAACAGCTATAAACATGTTGCGTTTTGCTGGTAGTCATAACCCATTAGGTTTATTCATTAATCGTCTTAATGACTTTAGAAAACCATTTGCTCAAATGGATGGTAGTGAAGTAGAAAGATTATTAAGAGCAAATCAAGTTGATATTGATAGCGTAAATATTGAAGCTGCTTATGAGACTATTCGTGCCGAATTAAAAGGTAGGAAAGCTATAGGTACTCTCTCAGTATTTGGTGCTGTTGGCTTATATAGTTCTGATGGTCTTCGCGGTAATGGTCATTACGATAAGACTAGGCAACAGACAAGAAAACAACTTGGTTGGACACCTCGTACATTTAAAGGTTGGGATGGTAAATGGTATAGCTATGACGGATTAGGAGCTATTAGTGATTGGATTGCTTTAACAGCTGATGTTATGGACAACATTGTTGATGGAACTTTAGATGAACCTTCAGCAGAATTATGGCTCAACAAGATGGGCTATATCCTAGCTACAAACATAACTAACAAATCATTCTTAGCTGGTCTTGAACCAATGAATGACGTGTTAGCTGGAAACCCAGCAGCTATGAATAGATGGCTTGCAAGTTTTGGTAGTAGCTTTGTCCCGGGAAGTGGACTTAGAAATGAATTTTCTAGATTATTTACCCCACAGTTAAAAGAAGTTGAACAAGACTTCTCTCAATTATTAGCCAACAGAAACCCTATTGCTAAAGGTGGATTACCTGATGCTTACGATTGGGTAGATGGTGGTTTAATAAGAGAACCTTTAAATTTCTGGCAAAGATTAGTTAATACATATTCTCCTACTTTTAAACAAACTGATTCATTATCACCTGTTAAGCAGTTCTTAATTGACGTTGAGTTTGATGGAAGACCACAACTTAATACCAATGGTAATGGGGTTGAATATACTCCTGAACAACGCTCACAAGTTACACAATTAATGGGTAAGGATAAACTTTTTGCTAAAGAAGTTGAACGCATAATGAATACTAAAGAAGGTAAAAATTTCAGAAATGAATTTAAAAAAGCTACTAGAAATGGTATTGCTTTAGATAGGAAGGACTTTAAAAATATTCATCGAATGCTCAGGAAAGCTTTAAGAACTGCACAAAATAGTGCAGAACTTAGAATTGCCGAAAGAGGAATAGTAGAGAAGAAACAATACTACAACAAGTCAATAGAAAGAGCACAACGAAGAGGAGATTTAGACGAAATACTAAGACTTCAAAACGAAGCTAAAAGAATAAATTAATCCACCCATCAATCCTACTGGATACCGATGGCAACAACTGAAGAATTTTATAACGGTGGGAATACTTCCTATCCGTTCTCAATTGAATACATAAAACCAGAGGACATCAAAGTTAAAATTGATGGAACTCCTCTGACATACAATTTAACCCCAACATCTGGTCAATACAAAGTAGTTGGTACTACTGTTACTCTCGGAGCAGCAGCTAGTGCCGGAAGTGGAAATGTTCATATATATAGGCACACTGATTTAGATACTCCAGCTCGTGTTTTCGCAGCTGGTTCATCTATCAGAGCTCAAGACTTAAATGCTTGCCACGATATGGTGAGGTTCGCAAGTCAAGAACAACAACAACTACAAACAAGTTCCGATATACAAGATCAGGCTGTTACCTCAGCAAAAATTAAAGACGGAACTATTGTTG